AATGACACTGGAACAAAACATCATTAAGGGTTTGGATGACGCCGCAATCGCCCGAGTCTATCATCGCAAACGCAACCCCGCCCCCACAACCCCAACGCTCATGGAAAGACTCGCCACTGTGCTGGTCAAGGCCACCGCGACCCTCTATTTCGGTTTTGTCTGTTTCTGCATTGGCTACTTCTCAACTATTTATAGTGACGGTTGGCTTATCGAGATTCCTGGCCTTGTGTCATACTGGGTTGATTTTGGGGGGTCACAGTAATGAATCGCTCTTTCATCATTTACGAAGGCCCGAGTCTTATTGACGGGTCACCAATTGTCGCAATCGCGCAAGTAAAAACCGGCAATCGTAAGACCGGGGACATGGTGCAAAGCTGGATCTTGCGCAGCGATATTGACCCAATCACGGCGAGTCGGACTGGCGCGGATTCTGCTATTTGTGGCGATTGTCCACACAAGGGGAAGCCAAGCGATAAAGCGACCGGATGGGCCAAAGACCGCACTTGCTATGTCAATCTTCTTTTTGCACCTAACGGCGTCTTCAAAGCCTATAAGCGCGGCGCATATGATGTGGCGCAAGGTCACTATGCTATTGCTGCAATAGGTAACAAACGCGGCGTTAGGTTAGGCTCCTATGGCGACCCCGCCGCCGTTCCAGAATACATATGGGAATCGCTAATTGCCAAGGCTGACTATGTCACCGCATATACGCACAACCCCACCAACCCCATGCCGCATACTATTATGACAAGCGCAGACAATGCAGCACAAGCGCAAGCGGCTTGGGACAAGGGGGAAAGAACCTTTCGTGTTGTCAGTGACCTTGCGCAGCTTATCAAAGGTAAAGAGGTGTTATGCCCTGCCAGTGACGAAGCTGGAAACAAGGCAACGTGTGCCTCTTGCAAGTTATGCGGCGGCAATAGCATTAAGGCAAAGAGCGTGGCAATCGTGGCGCATGGCGCTTCTAAACGTAAAGCAAAGGAATTGGTGCAATGATCAGGTTTAACTTTCGCAACCTAGTATTCCGCAAGGACTCTGACAAATGGCATGGCTTCTATGAATACGAATACGAAAGCGACTGCCTAAACCATGCGGCTGAATTGACAATCGACAAGCCCTATATGGATATAGTGCCAGTGCTTTGGCGCTTCGACACTAACACTTATCAGTGTCTGACTGGCGACGACCCCGATTGATTCTATACTATGTGACTCCCTAACTTAGGCTCCGCTCCGGCGGGGCTTTTTTTGTGTCTTGTCTTAGGTTTGGCTCTTGTTTGTGTCTTGATTGTGTCGAGATTGTGGCACTTGTCAAAACGTAAAGAGAGTAGGGAGGGTCAGCCGATTCGCGCCCCGAGCGCAAGAAAAAACACTTGTCAAGGAAACTTTTGTGTTGACATCCGTTTGGGACCCCCCAGATTACGGGGGTGATTCGGTGAGGGGGGCGCTTACACTGATGATTTCCAACATAAAAAAAATAAAATGGAGGGGTTAAGTGAGACATTCCGTCACAGGGGGTATAAAAACGGCACTCTCACTATCGACACGGAGTACCCACACACGACAAAACATGCGCTACCCACTATAGTGATACACACAAAAATAAAAAAAGAGAGTAGCCTTATCAACGACATATAAAATAGTTACGATAGTCGTGTTGACTTTTCTCTAAATCAGACGTCATACATAGATAAGAGGTACTACTTAAGTTTTCTACTACAGTGAATTTACATATCAGTATATATATACCAATCAGATTAGAGAACGTAAGTATATACTATAGTAGCGCCTGATAGCTTTCCCCAACCATGACGAACCTTTCCATCATATAGATTACATAACGAGATGTGGTCATGCCGATGGGGTAACCTTTACTTAAGAGAGAATACTATGTCGATCCAACCAATACCATATAGTGAGGTTGTCGCTAAGAAAGTAGTGGCTGGCATCAGGAATGGTGTTTCAGTTAAGGACATCATAGCTTCAATCCAGAAATACCAAAATGCACCATCTAGTACAGCTACCTTTTATAAGTTGTATGGAGAACTGATCTCAGAGACTAAAGCTGAGATAGTAGGAGCAATTGGTTCTGTCGTTGTCCAACAGGCTTTAGACGGAGACTTCAAGTCCCAAGAGTTCTACCTACGTTCTAAAGGTGGATGGTCACCAAACAGTACACTCAATGAAGTGGAACAGACGGAAGACCCAGACATGGACGAAAGTGCCATTGATAGTTTGATGGGTCTACTGGGAAAGAATGTTAACCCCGATGAAATCCAAACCTGCGATTGCGAAGGCGACTGTAACTGCTGACGATCTGCGCTCTTTACCCGACAGTGAAGTAGCTAAGATACTCAGAGACCTTGGCCCTGCTAAAGCGGAAGAGCTAAGGTACAACTGGGAGTTCTGGGCTAGACCTGAGCAACTAGAACCTAAAGGCAACTGGTCAACATGGTTAGCACTTGCTGGTCGTGGATGGGGTAAGACTAGGGCTGGTGCTGAATGGGTACGTCATCGTATCAAGAAGGGCGATAAGATCGTTCATTGTGTCGCTCCCACTAAGGGTGATGTAAGACGGGTTATGGTCGAAGGAGACAGTGGACTTCTTAATGTCTGCTGGAAGGGTGATAAGACATATCGAGGTAAGGCTATAGGCTTTCCCGTATGGTCACCAACAAACAATACACTGACTTGGGAGAATGGAGCTAAGGCTGTATTCTTCTCGGCAGAAGACCCTGAGCGACTTCGTGGTCCACAGGCATTTAGTGCTTGGACTGACGAACTGTGTGCTTGGCGTAACGCACAAGAGACTTGGGACATGATGATGTTCGGTCTACGTCTAGGACGTAAGCCACAAGTCTTCGTAACAACAACCCCCAAAACAACTAAGCTGCTTCGTGGCATCATTGCTGATGAGAACACTCTTGTCAGTAAGGGTTCTACGTTTGACAACTCTGCTAACCTAGCGGGTTCATTCCTTGATGCAGTAAAGAAGACATACGAAGGCACACGCCTTGGTAGACAAGAACTCTACGCAGAGATATTAGATGAAGCGTCAGGTGCGCTTTGGAATAGGCAGCTGCTACACAAGTGTGAGATAGACAAAGATGATGTGCCTCAACTTAGCCGTATCATTGTTTCTATTGACCCTGCTGTTAGCTCCAATGCTGAAAGTGACATGACAGGTATGATTGTCGCTGGCATTGATGTAAATGGCATTGCCTATGTACTAGAAGATCATACTGATCGCTACACACCTCAACAGTGGGCTTCTAAAGCCATTGAGCTATATCACAAACACATGGCTGACCGCATTGTTGCGGAGAAGAACCAAGGTGGTGATATGGTCCGACATACTCTGCACACCGAAGATGAAACCGTTCCAGTCAAACTTGTACACGCTAGTAGAGGTAAGATGGCACGGGCTGAACCTGTATCCGCTCTATATGAACAGGGTAAGGTCAAGCACATCAAAGGACTTAACGACTTAGAGGATCAGATGGTACAGTGGGAACCTTTAGGGTCCACAGGCTCACCAGACCGTCTTGATGCTATGGTATGGGCTATAACGGACCTCTCACTCAATGGGTATGCAAAACCACAGCTAGTGCTGGCATACTCAAATGCTAAAGGCTTGAAGTAAAATGGCGAAGAAACTCTCTCAAACGGAAGCTACTGGCGTCTTAGGTGTCGCTGGTGACAACACATATAACGGTCAAATCCGTGCAGACGAGTTTCTCTCAGAACTTCGTGGTAAGAAGGCTATTAGCAAGTACCGTGAGATGCGTGACAACGATAGCACCATCGGCGCTGTTATGTATGCTACTGAGCAAGTACTTCGTGACGTTGACCTGAAGGTTTTTCCAGCTAACAATACAGAAGCGGCGAAACGGGAAGCAGACTATGTACAGAGTGTTCTTGAAGATATGGACCATTCTCTTGATGACCATGTGGCTGAGGCTTTATCCTGTCTATCTTACGGCTTTGCTTGGTTTGAGGTTGTATATAAGCGGCGTGTCGGACCTACTCAAACGAGTGACAAGAAGCGTAGCAAGTTTACTGACGGTCGTATGGGTGTTCGTAAGATCGCAATGCGCGCGCCTTGGACAGTTTCTAGGTTTGATGTAGATAGGAAGACTGGCGATGTTCTCGGGATGTACCAAGATACTGGATACGGTGTTAGCAAGCACTATATCCCAGTCCGTAAGAGCTTATATTACCGTACTACTTCTATTAACGGTGATCCCAGCGGTCGTAGTATCCTCCGCAATGCTTATACGTCTTATCAATACCTAAACAACTTACAAGCTATCGAAGCGATTGCAGTAGAGCGTGAGCTTGCTGGTATCCCAGTTGCCCGTATTCCTTCGGAGTACCTTTCAGCTGATGCCACACCCTCACAAGCTGCCTTTAGGCAGAACCTAGAGCAAATCCTTCGTGACGTTAAGTTCAACGAACAGGGGTATATCATTACTCCATCGGACACCTACCCTGATAAGGATGGTAGCCCAACTAACATCAAGTTGGTTGACGTTGAGCTTATGTCCTCCAGTGGTTCTAGGAACATCGACATTGACCCCATTGTTCGTCGCTATCAGCACGACATTGCTCGGAGCGTCTTGTCTGAGTTCCTAATGCTCGGCAGTCAGGGTGGTTCTTACGCCTTGTCTAAGAGCAAGACAGACCTGTTCCTCCGTGCGCTTGAGAGCTACGTCCAACAGATCGTTGACGTACTTAACAAGCAGCTGGTTGAACGCCTATGGGAGTTGAACGGTCTGGACTATTCACTGATGCCAACCATCAAGGCTGGTGATGTTGCTCCGCATGATCTTCGTGAGATTGCAGGGTTCCTGCGTAATCTTAATGGCGCAGATATTAACGTCAGTAATCACCCAGAGGTCATTCAAAACCTCATGGACATTGCTGAACTTAACTATGACCCTGATGGGGCTACAGAAACAACTCTTGAAGAAGAACAGGAAACTAACTAATGGCATTTCTTAATGATCGCGTTTTCGACGAAGGGCTTTCAGTCCTCGACTTGGAAGCAAACGCAGTGCATGTAACCTCCGCTGAGGCTACTGACTACACCGAAGCAACCTCTACTTACAGTCTTGGTTCTTCCTCCTCACTTTCCATCGGCGCTCCCGGTGATCGTGTAGGCGGTGGACGTAAGGTGTCTGTAACAGCTATCGACGATGGTGTTATCACAGGCACTGGTACAGTTACTCACTACGCTCTCGTAGACACAGTAAACTCTCGTTTGCTGGCTACAGCGGCTCTGACAGCCTCTCAGTCGGTTACATCAGGCAACACATTTACTCTTGCCACATTTGACATCGGCATCCCTGATCCATCGTAAGGAATAGACTATGGCACTTGTTTTAAAAGATCGTGTAAAGGAAACTACCACAACTACAGGTACGGGAACTTACACTCTGGCAGGTGCCGAAGATGGTTTCCAAGCGTTTTCCGCTATTGGGGATGGCAACATTACCTATTACACCGCCACTAACGCAGCTGGCGACTGGGAAGTAGGTATTGGGACGTACACTGCCTCTGGAACCACTTTGGCTCGTACAACCATCCTGTCGTCATCCAATGGCGGTAGTGCAGTAGACTGGTCTGCTGGGGAGAAGCAGGTATTTGTAACTCAACCAGCGTCTAAAGCATCTTATGTTGATGAGAACGGTTTTCATATCGGTAACATCTTCGAGAAGTGTATTGAGTTAAAGACTACTGTTGCAAACAAACCTGCTTATGAAGAAGGTCGTCTATTCTACGACAAAGCCTTCGGTGCTTTAGCTTTCTACAACGATGAGAGTGACATTACACTCCAGATCGGGCAAGAAGATTACATTCGTGTATATAACGACACTGGCGCTACTATCTCTAACGGTACTCCAGTTTACCTAACTGGTGAATCTGGTGCCACCCCTACCGTTTCTATCGCTAGGGCTGACAGTACACCAGAAGAGGCTCAAGCTGTTGGCCTTTCAACTCACGACATTGAGAACAACACTATTGGTTATGTGACTGTACGAGGTTTGATAGCAGACGTTGATACTTCTCATTTGACAGTTGGAGAGCCTGTACACGTTGCAGTTGGGGGTGGTACAGTTACCGAATCCCCAAGCTACCCTTACTACCCAACAGAAGTTGGTGTGTGTTTGATTAGTGCCGCTATTGGGGGCTGTATATACGTTAGTATAACCCATGAGACCTTTCAGACTCTGCGTGTAGACGGTAACTCCCACTTTGATGCCGATGTTACAATAGATGGTGACTTGGTTGTTAACGGTACGCAGACAATCACTAGCAGTAACAACATTGCTTTGTCGGGTGCTTTTAGCTACTTCAATTCTGGTGATACTATTGGCGAAGCCAACACAGTACACACTGGTACTGGCCTAGACGATGCTGTCTTTACTGGACACTATAACGGTACGTCATCCAACAAGACTTTCTATGTTAAGATCACTACTCTTAAGACTGGCGGTGACGAAGACTTCTTCCGTTGGTCTACTGATAACTTTGTTACGCAGTCTGCTGAGATTGAGATTACTGGTGATGACCAACTGTTAGAGGACGGCGTTAGCATTAAGTTCAATGCTACATCTGGTCACACTCTGAATGACGTATGGTCTGGAACAGCTTCCCCTGTTAACGTAGATACAGGTATCGCATCTAACCGCAATACAGGTACTTCTGGTGTAGGTTACACTCACGTTGGTATGTACTACGATGTGTCATCTAACTACTGGACGTTCTTTGACGAGTACGCACCAGAGCCAACAGGTACTATCGACACCTCACACGCCTCCTTTTCCTACGGGGACATCAAGGTTAACAGTGTCATTGGTGACGTAGTTGGTAACCTTACAGGTATCGCCTCTAGTGCCACTCAGTTAGCTAACAACCGAAACATTACCCTAAGTGGAGATGTTACAGGTACAGCCGTGTTTAACGGTGGTGCAGATGCTAACATCACAGCTACAGTAGTAAACGACAGTCACACACACGACACACGTTATGTACAACTGGCTGGCGACACTATGTCAGGGACACTCAATGTTCCTACTGTAGACTTTGGTGACTGGACTATCACTGAGAGCGGGGGTTCACTCTACTTCGCATATCAAGGTACAAACAAACTCAAGTTAGACACAAGTGGCACATTGTCTGTCACTAACGATGTTCAAACTGACCAAACTATCTAAGAACAATAAAAACAAGCTAATAGTGGGTACACGAAGATGGCAGTAAAAATTAACGGCATAGAAGTAATCGACGATAGCCGCAACGTCACCAATGTAGGTACAGTAGACGGACGTAATGTGTCCTCTGATGGTACTAAACTGGATGGTGTCGCTGCGGGTGCTGACGTTACAGCCGATAACATTGATACTGCCCTCACAGGTCTATCCACTAACGCTTCTCCTGCATCTGACGACATCATCCCCGTCTATGACACCTCTGCGGGTAGCTGGAAGAAGGCTACGATCACCGCTTCTGCATTGCAGGGGGTTAAGGGTCAGAAAGGTGAGCTTGGAGCCACAGGCGCTACTGGTGCAAACGGAGCCAAAGGTCAGAAGGGTGAAGTCGGTGCGCAAGGTATAGCTGGCACAAACGGAGCCACAGGCGCTACTGGTGCAACGGGAGCCAAGGGACAAAAGGGCGAGATCGGAGCTACAGGCTCTACGGGAGCCACTGGCGATAAAGGTCAGAAGGGTGAGGTCGGTCCACAAGGTATCCAAGGCGCTACTGGTTCTACCGGAGCTACAGGTGCTAAGGGTCAAAAAGGCGAAGTTGGCGCTCAGGGTATTCAAGGTATCCAAGGTATCCAAGGTGCTACTGGCTCTACTGGAGCTACTGGCGCAACTGGGGCCAAGGGCCAAAAAGGTGAAGTCGGAGCGGGTGGAGCCACAGGTGCTACCGGAGCTAAAGGCCAAAAGGGTGAGATTGGAGCTACAGGTTCTACTGGCGCTACAGGATCACAGGGTATCCAAGGTATCAAAGGCCAGAAGGGTCAAACTGGAGCTACTGGACCTACGGGTGCTACTGGCGCAACTGGCGGAACTGGGGCTAAAGGTCAGAAGGGCGAAGTTGGCGCTCAAGGTAACACTGGTAACACTGGTGCAACTGGAGCCACGGGTTCAACTGGCGCTAAAGGCCAAAAGGGTGAACCTGGTGCAAATGGCGCTACAGGGGCCACAGGTGCTACTGGCGCTAAGGGACAGAAGGGCCAAACTGGTGCTACTGGTTCCCAAGGTCCACAAGGTAATCAAGGTAACCAGGGCAACCAAGGTAACCAAGGAGCTACAGGTGCTACTGGAGCTAAGGGTCAGAAGGGCCAAACTGGAGCTACTGGTGCAACTGGTTCTACTGGTGCTACAGGACCGGCTGGACCGGCTGGTACACCATCAACTACTTTTAACACTGTAGGTTCTTACATATTAGGGTTTAAGTGGGGTTCTGGAAGACTTAATCCTGGTGACACAAGAGCGGGTTCCTCTATTAGCCCCGCTGGTGGTTATTACGCAAACAACCAATCAGCTACCTTCCATTGGAGTAACGTATCTGGAACTTGGAGAACAATGGGTGCCACCGCCCAAGGCGGTCACTACGTTAACGGCAACTCATGGAGCATACACGGAAACCAATGGTTTAGTAACGGTGGATCTCCTGGTGCCGACAATACAGTATTTGTGAGGATTTCTTAATGAGTATAACAATCACAGAAGTTCGTAATGCTCATTCACTAGACTCCACAAACACAAGGATGTACGTCGAGATAAACCACCCCAGTTTTGGCTGGATACCCTATAGTATAGACCCTAACGACCCCGACACAACAATTTCAAATGAGAGCCTACTTTCCCTTATAGGGTCTGACTTTATTGCCTATGTACCTAAAACAAGTCAGGAAGTACTAGATGAAAAAGTTGCAGGTTACCGCGCCGAAAGGGATTCTCTACTTGAAGTCTATGTAGACCCCCTAGTTAGCAACCCACTACGTTGGGCTTCTTTGTCAGAAGATAAGAGGTCTGAGTGGGAAACCTATAGGTCTGACTTATTAAATATAACTGATGCAGTTGGATTTCCCGACAACTTCACCTGGCCCCAGAGACCCGAATGAAACTGAGAAGCCCTTTCCTAATACCCAACAAACACATAGAACTTGATGTGTACTTTGCCAAACCTTACCTTGAGGGTCTTAACCTTGTGGACTCTGGTTACAAGCACAAAAAGTGGTGGATGAAAAGACCTAAAGAGTATAAAACAAGTATATCTACTTGTGTGGGTCTCTTGGATTTACAGAGAAAGGGCGTCTCCATTAAAAGCTGGACAGACTTTAATATAGTAAACAGTGATGGAGAGTTCGACTTTTCTGGGACAAGTGAGTTAAATGTATCTAGCCATACATCAGATGCTAATGGGTGGGCTGAAAAGAATGACATTAAGATAGCAAAATTAGTTTCTCCTTTTGTCGTCCAGTGTAACGAGGAAACTAACTTTCTTCTCACACAAAGCCCTTTCTGTAAACAAGATATATGTATGCCAAGCGGTATTCTTAACTTTAAGTATCAACATCAACTTAATATATTCTTGTACTTACACCAAAGAGTTAGCAGTGTGACAGAGGTAAGACTTGGGGACTTCTTAGTGAACCTTCAACCTTTGTCTGATAGACCTGTTAAGGTTAACTATATGTATAACCCAGAGCGTCACTTCTACCTAGGCGAAAAGAGTAAGGGTATTACAGTTAACAATTACAGAAAACTTAACTTCCTGCGTAAGAATAGTAAATGATAGTCTACCAAATTTCCCTTCACGGATCAGCTTACGATGCTAGAGGTAAGACATGGCCCCAGGTTACGTCTGAGACTGGCTGTAAGCCCCTTACAGAGTGGTTAGACCCTGTTCATAACAGACCATTGCTAATAGGTGAGTTTGGATGCTCAGTGAGCCATCTACGGGTGTGGGAAGAGATAGCTTCAAGTAACCTTAACGGTATTATACTTGAGGAAGATGCTACATTCCACTCCTTCAATCCAGACCATGTGGATCACTTACTAGAGAGTTACGATAGTGTTTGGCTAGGATACCGTTGGAACGATATGGGCTATTGGTACAACTGCCACGCCTACGCAATAACTCCAGATACAGCAAAGCTGCTGATAGAAGACTTTAAGGACCAGATCATCCCGGTTGATGAGTGGGTTCCCCTAAAGCTAAAAGACAAGAGCAATTACTTCTACCCCGAAGAGGTTGTTAAGCAAATTCCCAGGTCAACCCGACCAAGTACCATTGAGGATACACCAATGCTAGATCAGATCAAACCTAAGTTAAATATCGTTACTGTGGCTACAGATGTAACTAAGATGTGGCCTTTAAAGACTTCCTGCGACAGCAAAGGTGTAAGAGTTACTAACCTAGGTTCTGGGTCAGACTGGTTATCTGCTATGGAGGGGTTTGACGGACTTCCTAAAGTAGAAATAGTAAAAGAATACCTAAAAGGACTTCCCGATGATGACCTTGTTCTGTTCATGGATGGTTATGACACAGTACTCGCAGATCACCCAGATGTTGTGGTCGAAAGGTTCTTGGGCTTTAATGTAGATATACTGTTTAGCGCAGAAGAGAGTTGCTGGCCTCTAGTGGAAGATAAGCTCTTCATGTCTAAGTGGAAGGATGAGGGTACGCCTTACAAGTACCTTAATAGCGGCGTTTACATGGGTCGAGCAAAAGCTATTAGCGATTTCTTAGAGATGGAAAGTACAGACTCTCTTGGTGACGACCAGCTTTATATGCAAACACGTTTCCTTACAGCCACTACTTCTGAGTTTCCGTATAAAGTAGCTTTGGACAGCGAAGCCTACATCTTTCAGAGCCATGACCCACAAGTTCAGGTCGTCAATGGACAACTGTGGAACCCCAGGACACACTGTTGCGGTTGTATATACCACGGAAACGGAGGGAGTGAAGCTAAGGAGTTTTTCTCTTATATACTAAGTGAGCTTAATGTCTGGGAGACTGAACTTGATGTCCCAAGCATTATCGGTAAAGCATTTAAAGAAGTCGCTAAAGATGTCTTGTTAGTTCCCCTACTATCTCACGTTCAGTGTCAAAACTTAATTCATATGTCTGAGCAAATGGGTACATGGGGTGCAATGGAGGGAGATAAATTCCCTGCACAGGAGATAAGGGCTAAAGACCTTGGAATCTGGTCTTCGATAGAAAAGCTCTGGAAGGAAAACCTAGCTCTTGTGTGTGAGAGTTATTGGAGTCCAGTTGAGTACATGGGACTTAGAGACGCCTTTACTATGAAATACACTATGGATAGTCAGAGGTCTCTTGGCTTACACACAGACGCTTCTCTTATCACTGGTAGCGTTAAGCTAAACGACAACTATGAGGGTGCTACTCTCTACTTCCCACGCCAAGAGTTTGACAACATTGATGTTCCTGTAGGAAGCTGTTTGTTGTTTCCAGGACAAGTTACTCACGGTCACTATGTCGATGAACTAAAGTCTGGGGTTAAATACTCACTTACTATGTGGACATCCCGTTATGTGGGTGATGAGAACTAGGAGCATTAGATGTTTGGAACCAGCCCTTTTTCAGCCGCTACTTTTGCAGGGGCTGGCAGCGAGAGATACGAACTAACTGCTGTCGCTATTACCACTGGTGCGGTGACAGTTCCAGACAACACTATGTACGAAGAAGAAACCTTGGGTGGCTTGTTTGTCACCTCTGGTAACCCTTCTGTAGACAACACTAGCTTCAACCAAGATCAGACGTTTGAGCCTGTAGCTCTTGATACTAACGACCCAACGGTTGACGTAACACTGTTCCACGAGGAAGAGAGTTTCTCAGCTGGTGAGCTTACAGCAACACCTGTCTTAGATACGGCAGACATAACCGAAGATAACAAACTATCCTCCGGTGAGATTGCTACAGGCACCCCAGTTAACGGGACATCTAACTTCAATCAGGATCAGACGTTTGAGCCTATAGCTCTTGAGACTGGTGCAGTAGTTGTTGACGACATAACAATGTCTGAGGAAGAGACGCTTTCCACCGGAGAGCTTGCTACAGGTTCCGCAGATACTGACACGGCAGACATCACAGAGAACAACATACTTTCCACCGGAGAGCTTGCTACTGGAAACGTAGACCTTCCAGACAACACTATGCAAGAGGACGAGACGTTCTCCACTGGAACACTCGAAACAGGAAGCCCTGTCAACGGTACTTCTGGCTTTAACCAAGGTCAGACTTTAGATACTGTAGCTCTTGAGACTGGCGCGGTTGATCTCCCAGACAATACGATGTTTGAAGAGGAAACATTCGTAGCTAGGGACATTGAGACTGACACCCCTGTAACTCCTAGTGCTGACTTCATAGAAGACAACAAACTATCTTCTGTCGTACTTGAAGCTGGAGCGCCTTCCGTACCAGACAATACGATGCAAGAGGAAGAGAGCTTCTACGCTGCTGAGTTAGCTACTGGTGCTGTCGATCTTCCAGCTAACACCATGTCGGAAGAAGAGACCTTCGATACTGGCACCCTAAATACTGGTGCGGTAATCATTCCGTTTGGGCCGTTCACAGAGAACAACGTACTGTACTCTATCCCAATTACGTCTGGCGTACCTGTGGTAGATAAGGC